CCCGACATAACATCCATCGCATCCCCTATAGTAATACCACCAATTACTTGATGATACTCGATACCCATTTTAAAATTATATGACATACCTGAATTAGGTGAGTAGAGGTCCATATCAACATATTGAACACTACCGTTAGGTTTTATATACGTTAATCCATTTGGAGCTTGAACATACGCCGAAGGATTTGAAACCATAGACCCTGTTATGCTTTGGTACCCGTATTGATTAACTGTTAAACCACTATTATTAACGTTTTCATCAGGTATAAGTTCAGGGTCAACAAAACTTAATAATTGACCATTATCCATGTCAACTTGACCGTCAGTAACCATTATAAGAGGCATATCCTCATATCGATTTCTAACATTTGTCACAGGAATCGTATCAGGGACACCAATTGTTGATAATTGGTCATTTATAACATCAACCAACATACGATTCGGCATATTGTTTGGAGTACCATCACTTAAAACATCAAAATATCGTTCCCTCTGATTCATTAAGTTTACCGCTTGAGGTAATGTTACGTTATACACCATTCGAGCAACTGGATTACCAGGAGAGGGGTCATTTAAAGAAAAGGGGCTTTTATACCACCTATTACTAGGGTCAGTAAAACCACCACCCGTTAACTCAACATCGGGGTCATATCCTGAAAACATAACCATATTATAATTTTCCGCCACACCGCTTCCATCACTATTACCGTAACAAACGGCACAATCATTATTAAAATTTCCACCAGGGGCACAGTATATTGGTTGTTCATAAGCCCCAATACTTACAAAATCCGCTAAATTACTTTCGTTATTATTAGCTAATAAAATATCCATATCATCAAGAGTTTCACTCTCAGCTGGTGGCATATTAATGTCCTCACAAGAACAAGCTTCACAATCAGGATAAGTCATCATTGGTAAAGTTAACCTCTTAAATGGGTTGTCTTTAGATAGTGGAGTAATGGTTTCTTTTTTACAGTCACTTTTCTTTAATTTACTACTAAGCCACGCAACAACCTTACAAATACCGTAAACTAATTTATTTATTATCCAAAGAACCAAATTAATGATAACCCTAAAAATTGGATACAATAAAGCTAATACGTGCATTATAGGTAAGATAACAACTATAACCGGAGTCACAATCGTTAATAATATATTAAATAGAAAATATAAAAAATCAAAATTTCTTTGACCGTCATTAGTAGGAAACTTATTATTCTCACTAGCACATGACTTATCTAAAATTTCTTTTATACCGTAATGAGACGCCCGATTTATACCATATTTCCAACGGTCGATATGTGCTGCGGTAGTATATACTTTATTAAATCCAAATAAATAAAAGGTGTCTTCACATTTTATAGCCGAATCTTTATCATAGTAATCATCCCAATTTAAAGAAAAGGAATAAGATTTATTACGATTTTCCCAAGTACCCCCGTAGTTGCTGTTTGGGCTAGTACTACCCGTCCAATGTTCTTTTATATTTGGAACTAAGTAATTTGCCCTCATTATTTGACTTTGTAATCCCGCCTCATTTTGCCATTTAATTTTAAACCTATATTTAGATTTAGTCGGAATACCTATTGTCGGGTCAACTGAAATAACTCTTTCACCAAATTCATTAGTGGTTATATAATCTAAATTCATTGGTATATCTATTAACCAAGCCCCATTGTCGTCTATAACATTACCTCCGTCCTCTAACTGATATTGCTCAAGTACGGGGTCACCATTTCCATCTTCTTGTATGGTATGTCTTATGGCTAAAATTTCACCAGGACCAGCCACCATATCACATAAATTACCCGTATCTTTTTTAGGTCGACAACTTGACTTAATGTATTCATCATCGTTTGATGATGATATAGAACCCATAAATGTTGAATGAGGTAGTATTTCTATTCCTTGGTCGGATAAATCAAAATCTACCCTTGTAATTCCAACGTCACACATGTCATCTTGACCCCAAAATGAACTAACATCTATGTCCTTTATTTCATGAACTATCTGAGGTAGTGAGTCAATGTTTTCTGAATCCTTAAATAATTGACCATTGAATTGTGATTTTACTCCCCTACCCATCCTTATTAAATCAGAAGGTCTTAATGAAAACTCACCCATATTAGATAAGTCTAAATCCATAATTATTTTTTGACTACCTAATGGAACTCCCACTATCATAAAATCCCCCGACTCATTAGTTCTTACAGAATACTTATAATACTTTTCATAAACCTGTAGCACTTCTTTACGTGTTAACACATCATCGACCGTTGGAAATGTTCCTGTAGCATTATGACCATAATACTCGTCCTCATAGGGTAAAAGATTATAACGATACCCATCCTCATTTTTAGTGGTCGGCGTCTTATACGGATAAAGTGTGGATATTATTGGGTCTTCCTCATCTACACTATCTAAAGGTATGAAAATAGAGATATGAGCGTTAGGTATACCTAAACCCCCATTGGCGATTACACGACCAACCACTACACCGTAGTCAGCACAGAACTGCGTATATAGGTCTTCTTGTCTTAATTTTAAAGACAGAATTTCCAAAGAATCAAAATCTTGGTCAATTTTAATATTAATATTTCTATCAACACCAGGTTCTGTTCTTATTCTAATAGATTTTGGCATAATTAGTTTTTAAGATAAATAGTTATTCATCCTAATTTTAATTTGATTTTGTCAAAAGTATATGGATAGATTTAAGAGAAGTCGACATTTTTGAGTGACTTAGCTCTTACTTTAATATCGTTATTAGGAAAACGAATTTGATATACTTGATTTGGTTGAGCGAAAATGGTGTCGTCAATTAACTGTATTTGTTTTGTTTGACTATCAGAATATCTTTGAGATGTTTGTGAATTAGAGTATCTACCCCCAACTTTCCCAAAAACCTTTAAGTCTGAAAGTGATATAACACCAGGTATATCTTGAACAATTCTCCTTACATCTGAAACATTAACATTCTCACCTAATTGTTGTTTTTGAGGTGAGAAATAACTATCAATAGAATTAATAATATTTGTAATAATTTGTCCTTGATTCTGAGTGGAGTCCATAACGACCGATAAATCAAACTCCAAATCAACTACATTCGCACTTGATATGGATATATAATCATTTATCATACGATAGTGTGATAAGTAATTGGCAATATTTTGTTTTAACGTATTAGATACCGTTTCAGTTAGTTTACCCTGAGTATCGTATGAAAGAATTTCAATTTTTATTTTATTGTCTTCCTCAGTAATTGCCGCTTTAGCAGGTGCTCCGTACCTACTTGGCATTGTCCTTACTAATGAATTATAATCATTTACAGTAACCGCTCTTTTTTGTGCCGCAAAATTAAATGATACCATATTTCTTACTTCATCTGTAGTTGGTAAATCACCGCCACCAATTGCCGCAGTGACATTAGTAACCCTTAAACTTTCAATTACATTTTGACTAATTGTGCTTGACGGTCCATTTACATCAAAATATGTTGTACCAAATTGAGTTAGCACATCAACCCCAACGTTAGAACCCTTACCTCCGCCGACTCGATATTGTACAAATAACGTAGTATTTGCTCTAACAGTCACACCTAACCCAATATTATTTTGATAGTTTGATATAGTTAATGGAATACCTGTCCTCGTAAATTCTTGTAATTGTTCTTCAGGAGTAGTGGTACCACCACCAAAATTTATTTTACAATAACCTTCGGGAGTATACTCCGATACAAATCTAGTTTCAGACTCAATATATTTACCAACCTTAATACCTGGTTGGTCAGCTGGTTTAGTTGGGTCTTCAACAAAAATTTTAGCCTCAGCTAATGAATCGACTTCATACCACTTATTAGATGAACTTATAAATTCATCATATGTGGGCGGCGATTGGTAATTAACACCATCTTTTTGTATTAAATTGGTAATACTAATAACATTCTTTTCAGGTAAAAAGAATTCAAAAAATGGTCGAACATCATTATTATTAATAACTTTTTTAAACGTTTTAGTTAAACCATTAACCACGACCTCTCTTTTAGTCATAGTATAATTTATTAAACGATTATTTGCATCAAAATTTGGTATCTTAGTACGATTTGGGTAACCCTCACTATTATATTGTGAACTAAACTCAATATCATTAGGATTTTCAAATACTTGACCTCCACCAATAAACTGTGAACCAGCTCTCATTGTACCCAAATATCTTTCATCTTCTTGGTCACCTAAAGCAGGGACGGTTATTGATACGTCAACTAACGCTATAGATGGTCTATTACCCGGTATTTTTAAACCGTATGTTCTAGCAATATTATATATTGAGGACTTTTGTTGCGCATATTGAAGTACAGTCTCTTGTATACTACGGTCCATATGGTAATGTAAGTTATCACCAATTGCGGCATTTAAGTCCATAAACACTGAATAAATGGACGCATCATTAAAGTTACCTATTAAATCAGGGTAATATTGTTGAGTATAATTTATCAGTTCCTGTCTTAAGGATTGAAAGTCTCTATCTGTGTATGAAATTTTACGGTTAGCCATATATTATTAAATATTTATAATCACGAAATCTTTTGATGAAAATGTACCACTAACAATTGTATAGTCAATTCTTAACTTTGCAGTGTACTCAACCGCACTATCGCTAGCCACTCTAAAAACTTGACCGCCTAATTCATCATAGTTTATTTCGCCGGGTAAAGGTTCAGTCTCAACATAAGGTTGAATTGAGATATCATTTATTTGTAGGTTGGGTATGTACTTATCTACGGCCTGTCGGACATCGGCTTTTATTGCGTCGAATGTTGGTCCGTCCATTGGTTCAAAAATAAACTCATAAATACGAGTACCAAAATCGGGTAAATAATACCTACTACCCTTTCTAGTTAATATTAAATGCAGTAAATCAGCCCTAATCTCCTCATTAGTTGATTGAGTCAATCTAAGGTAGTCTCCTTGTAAACTATCTCTAAAAGGAAAAAATACTCCGTATGTTTTACCGTCTGCCATATTTCATAAATATAAACACAGATTATTTTATCTAAATATAAAGTAAAAAAGGTTAGACGAATCCAACCTTTTTTAATAATATACCCGTATTTCATCAATTAACCTTCACAAGCAACACATTGTAAATCATTAAGATTTAGTTTTTTTCTAGCAAATGCCTGTGCCGAATTCATTGAATGTTGATAATATAGTGTTTTAACACCTAATTTCCATGAGTCAATAAGTAGTTTATTAACGTCTTTCGTTGGCATTTCAGGTGATACCATTAAATTTAGAGATTGTGATTGGTCAATATAGTCTTGTCTAATTGCAGCTTGATTAATAATTGATGATTGATTAATCTCAGCGAAAGTTCTAAAGACATCCTTTTGTTCATCACTTAGAAAATCTAAGTGTTGTACTGACCCATCACCCTTTTTTATACTGTCCCAAGTCTCTTTGTTATCTCGACCCATAGAGTCTAATAGTTCTTTTAACACTGGATTTTTTATAGTTACCTTCATCTTAGCTACATCCTTAACGTAACAGTTAGACCAAATAGGTTCAATAGATTGAGATACCTGACCGAGAATAAACGCCGATGAAGTAGTCGGAGCGACCGCATTAAGTGTTACGTTTCGTCTACCATAACCTTTTAGATATTCAGGTTCCCCAAATATTTCAGCTAACTCCTCTGATGCTCTATATGATTTATCTTTAATAGTTTTAAATACCTCAACGTTAAGTTTAGCGGTTTCCCTTGTATCAAAAGCCAACCCCTTTGATTGTAAAAGTGAGTGCCAACCTAAAACACCTAAACCAAGCGCTCTTTGTCTCTTAGCGAAGTTATAAGCCTTTTCCATATAAAGAAACGCCATTTTACCTTCTCTGGTACCATTGTCTCTTAATTCCTCTAATTTATTACAATACTCAGTAACTACCGCATCTAAGAAATAAACCATAGTTTCAACAGCATCTGTATCTTTCCACTCATCGTAGTGTAACACATTCATTGAAGATAATACGCAAACGAATGATTCGTCTTCAGAGTTATGTAGAGCTATCTCAGAACAAAGATTAGAGTTATAAATTTTAGCTCCTTTATCTTGGTAAACTTTAGGTGCATTATTGTTCATAGTGTCATGGAACATAATATATGGGTAACCAATTTCACCCCTTCTTTGGATTACTTTTGCCCATATTTTTCTTTTCTCGTCATCACCCGCAATCATTTCTTCCATAAATTTATCAGTCACTGTAACTGCGTGTGTTAAATCTTGAATTGAAGCCCCTTCTGTTCCAATCTCTAAAAACTCCATAATGTCTGGATGTTCAACAGGTAAGTAAGGTGAGAACCTACCTCTACGTGTCGCTCCTTGTGAAATATTATCCACGACACTTTGAAAAAGATTCATAAAGTGAACCGCTCCTGGCGCATGTCCGTTATCAGTTATCTTAGCCCCACGACCACGGATGTTACCGAAATACCCTGAAGTACCTCCACCCATTTTACTCATCTCACCAACCTCAGCCTGAGTAAATAGAATTGACTCTATACTATCACTGACATTAGAACCGAAACAACTAACAGGTAACCCCCTTTCTTTACCAAAATTTGCCCATACTGGTGATGATAGTGAATACCATCCTTTACTCATATAGTCGTAAAATTTATCGGCAAATCCTTCTTTACCTAATAGTTTTTCTGCGTGTTCTGCAATTGTTTTTATTCTATCTAAAGGTTCTTCACCCTCACTCAAATAACCTCTACGAAGAAACGTAACGGATTCTTCATTAATCCAATTAAAAGGTTTTCTATTTTTCATATTATTGTTTTGTTATTATTTTTTTTAAAATAAATCGTTAGATGTTATCGATTTTTGTTTTTTACTGTAGTTAATACTTCTTTTATTAAAAAAATCAGTATGTTTTGTTGTTAAAATTTCATCGTCAAACCATTCTGTGGTCTCCAATAAGGTTTGATTAATTTCAAAAATACTATCAACCCCAATGGAATTTAATGATACATTAAATCTGTGTTTAATAAACTCCATCGTTTGTTCTTTAGTGA